CTTCGACAAGTGTGTCCATGAAACCTCCTCGCAAGGCACAAGGGGGCGTCCTTCCCGCCCCCTGTGCTTGGCATGGTTACGCGGTTTCGCCGGCTTCCGCGAATTCTGCGGCGGCTTCCTGCGCCTGCTCGATCTGGCGGCCCGCGGCCACCCACGCGACCAGATCGTCCTGCGCCGCCAGCGACGCCTCGGTGACCTTGTCAGTCACATGCCGGCGCGCATCCGCCTTGCTCTTCGCCTTGACCATGAACTGGAACTTCTCAGTGCCCAGCTCGCAGTCCACTATGTAATACCGCATCGCCTTCCTCCGTTGTTAGAATGTTTAGAAGGCTTAGATTAGCAGAAAGTGTATGGAACAGGAAGAATTCGAAGAAGGAATTGCGCCGCCGGACAGGCGGAAATGGGATTGGCTTCAGCGCATGAAACCGGGACAATCCCGGTGGGTGAATGTGCCGCGCAGATATGCTGTGTCGTATGCCCTGTGGTACTGGAGCAGACGGTGCGGGAGAAAGTTCGCGTCGCGCAAGGAAGGCGACGGGTTCAGGGTGTTCTGCCTGCGCTAATGCAGGGCGGTGCCTTTGGTTTTGTCGAAGGAGCGCATGCCGGAGAGGCCGAGCATGCCCAGCATCACCACCCACAGGTCGCCCAGCTCAACTGCCGGAATGGGCTGGTCCGCCCCGGTCATGAGGAGGGTCCAGCTTGCGACGGGGCGTCCGATGTAGTGCCAGCCCAGGGCCGCTGCGCAGACCCATCCGATCGCAGGACGCCAGCCGCTGACAAACCTGTCAGGGTGGGCCGCCTCAACCTTGTTGACCTCGACCTGTTGCCGGCCGCGCTCCAGCTCGGCATCCAGCACCCGGAACTCTCCAGCCTGCCGCATCTCCTCGATAGCGATGGCGGCTTTAGCCTTTTCTACCGGGTCTGGCCAAGCACGGTCAATGACCTTGCCCAGCACGCCGGCGATGGCGTCACCGATCATTGGCGCGCTTCCCTTTCGGCGACTTGCCCGTCGCCAACGCCAGCCCGGTCGACTTCTGGCAAATAGCCGCAGCGCGCCCCTTGGGCATCTTCTTCTTCAAGTCGGTGTAGCAACGCTCCACCTTCGTCCCTTTCGGCATCGGGGGTCACTCCTTCGTCAGTTTTGATGAGAAGAACCGCTCTAGCTGGAACAGGGCACGAGTGCCCATGTGGCTGGAAACGCCCACCAGGGCGGCGGTCAGTAGCGGGGCCATCTCGGCGGCTTCGCATAGCCAGAACGTCAGCACGCCGACGAACCCAGCGACCACCACTTCCGCACACAACTCGAGCAGGGACATCGGGCTGACTTCGCCGCGACGCACCTTGCCGACCCACGACACGACGCCGCCCCAGACGCTCAAGGCAATGACCCAAAGATAGGTCAGGGTGCTGTAGTCTGAGACCGTCTTGCCGGCCTGCTCAGCGGCCTGTGGATCCATGTCAGGCCCGTCCTTCATGGCGCAGCGAGAAATGGTTGCCGTCAGGCCTGGAGAACCTGCCGCCCCACACGCAGTCGGCATGCAGGCCCTCCCAGTACCGGCCTAATGGCTCGTAGGCCGCACTGTCCTGCTGGTATCGGCCATCGATGAACAGGTTGAGGTCGACCGCCAACCTGTCGCGGTGGATGGACATCTCGCGCCCGGCAGTGCCGACGCGGCGTTTGGCAATGGCCTTGAACTCGCGAGCAATGGCCGGGCAGATGTCGGCAATCCGGTCTGCTGCCATGTCCAGCGATGTGCCGGGCGTGGCATGGATAGCGGCCTGCTCCGGGGAGCGGAACAACTCCGCGCCGGTCAGGGCATACCCCTCGGCCTCTGCCCATCGGATCAGGTGGCCGACATACCGCAGGAAGCGCCACTGTTTCTGCGCCAGCGTCTCCACTACCGGACCTTCAGTGACCGGATAGTATTGGGCATGGTGCAGGGCGGCACGCAGGTGCCGTCGCGGGTGGCGGTCAGGTTGCGGGCGTTGAACTGGGGGATGAAAGGCCGCTTCTCCAACTCGGTCTTGGCCGGGTTGGAGGTGCGAAGCGTTTCTGGCATGTAGGCTTCGATGGTCTTCATTCGATCGTCTCCTTGTCAACGCGGCGACAAACCGCGACATAGGTCAGAAAGGTGTAGGTCGTGGCGGCCGTGAAGCGGATCCAGTCCGGCGCATAGAGGCACCACGCGAACCCAGCCGCGGCGGTCACCATCGCCAGCAGCATCGCAATCTTGTTCCCCAAGGCGGCCCGCAGCAGCAGGACCACAGCAGTCGACTCACTCATCCCTCTTCCTCCTCGTTGAAAGCACTTCCGTACTCATCGTCGCCACCCTTCCTTCGCATGGCTTCGAACTTGATGGCTCGGTCGATGATCGCCATGCGGTCGGCCAACTCCGCATGGCTTGACAACGTATCCAGCTCCTGCCGCAGGGCCGTGCGGATTTCGTCGGTGAGGTCGATTTTCTGCTTTTTCGTTGCCATCAGTCCACCCTTGGCAGGGGTTCAGGCGTCGGGCTGCGCTCCGTCGTTTCGAAGAGCAGGACCGCCAGGCCATTCTCGATGGCGTACTGGTTCCATTTCTTAAATGCAGAGCCAATACCTTTGCGCGACACACCCGGCCGGGTTACATCGAAGGATAGTTGCAGCAGTCGATTGGCTGCGTCTGGATCGTAGATTGCGTCCATCAGCAACTGGTCTGCCCTCTCTCTTGAAATCTTGACCCCATAACGCGCGGACACATCGAAAAACGCGTAGATCTTCGACATAAATCCTAGCGCGACGCCTCGCGCGCGGCTTAAGAGGCCTACAGTGCTGGTGCCAATGGCCTCCGCCATAGGGTCTTGCCCTGCGAGAGATTGAGTGCCCTGCGGATAGCCGGTGGGCGGAACCATGCGGCGAGCCTGCACCACAGCCGCAAATGACAGTGCTTTTTCAAACGCATCAGGGCTCTTGGTCTCATATAGAGGGCGCAAGACTCGCTCCAACTGCTGCATTTCCTCAAACGGCTTCGTACTTTTCGGCGAGCGCAAAGACTCCAAAACCGCGTTTAGTACAGAATCTCGGAAAGCTTCATTGCCAGGGCTTGCCATCATGCGCGTCAAGGATTCTCGCGTTTCTGGATTTGCAATCATGGAGCGGAGTATGTCGCCGACATCTTCCTTGTTTCCGATTTGGATTTCGGCGCTCTTGATGATCCTCGTCAAAATGTCTTTGTCTAACATCTTTTTCTCTTGGCGGGCCAAGCTGAGAGTTTCATTCAATGCGCTCATGGCAGTGGACGACCTTTCGAAAATAGGGGTCAGCCCAGCCGCGTCTAGGAACTCTTTATTGTTGGTAACAAAGGCTTTGAAGGTTTCGGCAGAGTTGACTGGGTCTGCTTTTCCAATGGACGTAGCCAATTTTCTCAACGCGATAGTCAACAACGGATTGGGTTGCATCTGATCGATACCAAGCTTGCGCGCTTCTAGCGCCCCCTGTGCGCCGGCATCGAAGAATGCGCTCAATAGCCTGTTATCGAGCATTGTCATGACGCCTTCGCGATTGGACGCCAAGACCTTCCCTGTAACTCCCCGCTGAAACTTTCCAATGTAGTCGGTGGCGTATTTTTCCTGCACCACCTTGAAGGCGTCGAATAGCTCGGGAGTGTTTTCGGCAAGTTCTGCATCAATAAGCCTCTGCAACTCCAGCAATGGTTTGCGTAGCTCCGGTGGAGAACTGCGAAGTGCGAATCCGGCGTCCCGCCGGAGAAACCTCAGGGTCTGGAACGAAACTGGCTTGTACTTAGAAGTGTCGACACCAATCCTGCCGGCGGGATACTCCTGCAATCCTTTGTAGGATTCTGCGTCCCTCCTCACTTTGATGGCCGCATCCGCTTGCGCCACAGCGGGATCGAAAATTTCATCATCAGACATGATTTCCGGGAACTCGCCAGCATCCGGCATGTTATCAGCGGAAGTCGTCGGATCTTCCTTCAGCAGATGTCTATTGGCCTGCCTGTCGTATCTGGTGATTGCCCCATGGACGCGGTTGAACAGTTCCGGCTCCTCCGTTCGAACTTTTTCCAGATAACGCAGAATTTTGTCCAACCTATATCCGCCGCCAGGCAACTGTGCAGAGAAAGTATTGCCGTCATTGTCAAGCCGCTGATAAACGACCTGAAACTTTTGGCGCATGGAATTGCGTTCCTGCGTCAGCAGTTCGCGCATGCGCCTGCCAACAGACTCAAACGTCTGTCCTCCCTCTTGCACCTGCTGCACCAGATCTGTCATTTCCTGCTCAATCTGTGCAACCTTCGTGTCCTGCCGGCGCTCAATCTGATCCAGCATGTCCCGCGAAAGCAGGTGCAGGTTGGCCTGCCGATTGGCCGCAGATGCCTGATTGAACAGTACGTCCTCAGCCTCTGCCATACGCATGGCCTGAGTGTCTTTCCGGGCGCGCATCGCCTGGGATTTACGCTCGAGCGTCTGTACGAGGTTCCTCATCTCGTCCGCGCCAGACCGAGTCGCAAGGTCGATGGTCAGCGGAAGGCCAGCATCGGCCATGGCTTTCTCTGCAGCTCGCGCTACGTCTTCCGACACTTTCTGCCTACCGGCAAGTGCCTGCCGCAGCCGCTCTCCCTCCTGCGAGGAAAAGAACTGGTCCAACCTCGACTGCACTTCATCCATGCCGGCAACCGTGTCACCCCGCATTGCGTCTAGGGCAGTCCCGTCAAACACTCGGCGTGCTGCCGTAATGGCAGGTTTGTACAGTGGGACCAGCAGTTTATCTTTGACCGTGAACGCTAGCGCCTTGCCAGTCGCCTGTATGGGCGTGCCTAAGCCCAATTCGGCGACAAGGCGGCCAAGTGCGCGACCGCCGGCTTCGGCGTCGGCCAATTTTCCGATAGATCCGCCGGCTTCTTCTCCGAATAGGGATAAGCCGCCCAATCCAAGCGCAGAACCCGCAGCAGAAGGAGCCGCTTTCACAATGCCGGTGAGCCCCCCGGCCACTCCGGGAGCGATCTGGCCCAGCGCGGCACGAACTGCAGTTGCAGCAGTTAACGTTTCTGGTAAAAATTCCCCAGCACGGTAAAGGACCTGTTCGTGCCAAGTCGCAGGAGGCAACATTTTTGGAATACGCTCTCCGGGCGCTGCCACCATGGGATTAGCAACTGTCCCGAGCGTGCCGGACAATACCCCGCGCACACGCGGCTCGATTTTTGAAAGCGTGTAGTTCTCCAGCTCTGATGCTCCGGCAGCCATTTTTTTCAGTGGCTCAAGCGGAAGCAGATAAGCCATTGCTTGGGCGGCAAGAGTGTTCATCGTCGGCACAACATTGAGCAAGCCAGCCGTGCCAGTGGCAACGCCTTCTTTGACCAACTCCTTGGTTCGACTTCCAGACGGAAAGCCAAACAAACCCTTAGCCTCCTCTTGTCGCTGGCGCAGAACCTCTTTATCCTCGCGGCTGTACGAGGTCGGGCTGACAGTGTATTCCTCGACATACCCCGTGGCCGGCCCCGGCTCTTCATTATCACGAAGTTGCGCCATGCGCTTCTCAAACGCCTCATCGAGTGTTGTCATTTCATCAGCTCCTGCCCCGGAATCGTGTCTGGAACGACGAGGTCAAATACCTGACTCTGAATTTGCTCTCCAGATGCAGGGAATTGAGTAACAACATCCCCACGCATGTCGTCAATCTTCTTCGCGAGCCGTTTGCGATAAAGACGCGCCATGTCTTTCATCAGGCGGTTCAAATCATCAATCGCCTGCGGTCCAGGCTTGCCGGTCAGGAACATCGAGTAAGTGTTCTCAATACGGGTTCCGAGATCCCCAGTGTTCTTGATTTCATTGGCCTGCTGATTGGTGGGCCGCCTCCCACCTTTCGGAGAAAGGTTCAAGAGGAAGTCGGTTGCTAGCTGATAGCCGGTGGGACTTTGTCTGATTTTGACGATTGTCTCCATCGCTATCAGGCCATCAAATAGGTATCCGGTTTCCTTGTCGAACTGCCTCTTGAGTTCCTTCGCCTTTGCGAATTGACCTGCGTCCAACTCTTGTTCGGCGCGGCGAAGTTTATCGACTTCAAGTTGCCTCTTATCAATCTCAATCTCTTTCAGGATTGAGTTTTGCTCCGCTTCACTCTTGGCGATCTTTAACCTCTCTGCCTTCTCCTCGATGGAGGCTTTTTTGCCTTCGATCTTCAGGTTTAGTTCAACAAGCTCAAGCTCGCGACGCTTTTCCTCAGACGCATACCTCTTCTGCTCGTTTAGCGCGCGAAGCTTTTCAATGACGAGTCGCTGGGTGTCATGCGCAATGCGGAGTCTGTCTACCGAGTCGCGACGAATAGCTTCAGCCTGCGACATAGCCAGCCTGCGGCCTGCAATCTCCCCTGATTGCGTCAGGCGCGCGTTCGTATTTTCAGCAGTCTGCTGCAATCTGGCAGTTGCTTCCCTTGCTTCCTGGATCGCCTTGTCGGCTTCTTCGCTCTGCTTCAGATAGTATCCGATGCGGTCAACGTCCCACTGCAGCAACTCTCGACGCTTGCCTGCGTTGGAATCCATCACCTCCAGCATGGCCTTCTTCTGCTCGATGGTAAGGTTCCTGTTGTTGAGGATTTCCTTACGCTTGTCCTGCCACGCCTGCACCTTGTCCAGCGCCACCTTGCTTTCGATTTCCCACTGCCGCAGGTTGCGCTCGTATTCGTCGTACTGCCCCTTTTGCAGCGCAAGGGTTGCGCCGGTCATGGCGTTCATGGCGTTGATCAGCGGCTGCCGAGTGCCAGCAGCGCCCAGCACCGCGATCAGCGCAAGCACCGGCATCTGGTCACGCACAGCCTCCTGCCAATTCCGCATGACAGGCGCATCTGGGAGTCGCGGCCGCGGTTCCATCTCGGGCAAAGGAGCGGCCACCGCGGCTGCATACTGCTCTGCCAACCTTTGCCGGTCGGCTTCAGCCCGAAACATTTCGTCGCGCAGCGCGCCTTCAGCCTCAAGCTTCATGCCCTGAAGCTGAATCGTCTCTTGGCTTGGCTGGGGCAATGGCACGCTGACCGAGCGCACCCGGACTTCTGGGAGGGGTTCAATCTGAAGAGGGACAGTCGCCGCCGGCGTTCCCAGCAAGGCGTCGACACCCACCTGCGCCGGCACTGCCGGAGGCGCGGGGGTCTGCGCAGGGCCTCGCCGTGCCGACGCCGGCAGCGGAATTGATGTCAGCTCAGACGCACCTTGTCCTGTGGTCAAGCCGCCGGCGCTGCGCGGGGCGGCCATGTCAAACAACTCCAGGCGGCAGGGTCTGGCCGCGCGAACTTGGGACTGCTGTCAGCGCAGCCGCCTGTAAAAGTCCTTGCAGCGCATTGAAGGCCTGTGTGTCGCCCAGGTTCTGCAACTGGCCCAGCGCCAGCGCGGCGTTGCTGGAGACGTTGGCGCCCGACATGGCGGCGCTGGCGTAGTTCTGTCGGATCTGATCACGCATCGCCACGGCCTTTCCGTCGATGTCTCGCAACATGTCCAGCTTCTGGCTCGAGTTCGGGATGCCGGCATTGGCAAAGAACTGCTCCACCTGCGCGCGGCTGCCGCGCCGCCATTCGTCGATGGCTCGCTCGTCGTTCGGGTCCAGCGCCCCAGTCTGGTAACGCGAGATGAGCTGGTTCGTCAGCGCATTGGTCTGCTGGTTCTGCGCCGCCACGGTCTTCTCGCCGGTTGAAAGCTGCGGGCCCTTGATCGCCTGCATGGCAGCCAAGCCCAGCGCCCCAGCCTGCAGCGGATTGGAGATAAGCGTATCCAGCGCAGACTGCGCCGCACGCTTCAGCATGCCTGGAGCAGCAGCAGCCGCCACCTCCGCCGCCGGCAGCGCCGCCTGTGCCGCAGGAGCCGCGGCCTCAGCCGCCCGGCCAAGGCCAGCGCCCTGAGCCGTGGTGAGGCCGCCAGCGCCTCTGGGAGCCTGCTGGGCAAGCGCAGGCTGCGCGCCGGTAGTAGCACCGCCCTTCAGGGCTGTCAGGGGCTTGGTGACCGCCTGCTTGGCCGCAGTGACCGCCTGCCCGCCCACATTCTTGGCAAACGCGCCCGGGGCCGTCTTGAAGGCGGTCAGGCCGCCCGCTTTACCGGCAGCGCCCTTCAGGAAGCCAGCGCCCTGCCCCGCGGCATAGCCACCCAAACCGCCCAGTACGGCGCCCTTGAGCCCGCCCTTTGCGCCGCCGAGGCCGGCCCCGACTGCGGGCGCAAGCAATTGGCCGCCCGGCAGGAAGCCCGCGCCGATGGTGGCGGCAGTGCCAAGTACCTTGCCGAGGGTGGTGTCTAAAAACTTGTTGGACTTCTGGATCTTCCGCGCCACGTCGCGGCTACGCCAGTCGGCTGCATAGACGAGCGGGTCGATGGACCCACGGCCCGGCTGGTTGCGCATGCCTTTCTGGACCTCCGCCTTGACCGCCGCCGGCTGGCTGTCGTACCAACGCTGAACGTCTTGTTTGACCGTCGGCGAATTCGGGTCGATGCCGATGGACCACAGGCCGCCACCGTATTGCGTGAAATCGAAGCGGTTGGGGCCACCTGCGCCTGCGCCGAATTTCGCGCCGCCTGGGCCTACTGTTCCGGGTGCGATTGCCATATCAGAGTCCTAATGCGTCGTTGATCTGCTCATGCAGCAGGTCGTGATTCAGATGCCAAATTTCGAAGGCTTCGTCGTCTTCGAAGTCCAGATTTCCGAGGTCCGGGTTCGCGCCCTCCAGTCCGAGAGCTTCGTACAAACTGTTGTGGATCAACTGGTGGTCCTCGCCCCAGTTCTCGTTCTTCGGATCATAGTCCACCGGCATGAAAGTGGTCACCAGAGACAGATCCAGGCAGGCGGCATGCACCTGCCGGTGCGTCACTAGGTGGGCGACGTTCCATGACTCCCACCCTTTCGGGTCACGCCGGTCGAACCGGCTGGCTGCGGTGATGTCCACAGTCTGGACTACCAGACGATGGCTTTGACTTCGGCGATCGTGTCAGCCGCCACGATAGCGTCCTTCAGCATGGCGTTCTTGGCCCATAATCCCTGCTGCGCGAGGAATACGGCCTGACCCATGCCGGTCAACTCAGGAAGGGTCAGCACGCGAGACTTGTTGTCTGCCGTGCGCCACGGGATTCCTCCCGGCGTCGGGATGTTCTGGGATTCCGCCTCGCGGATCATCGAGAAGATGTTGGCAATGCGGTTGCTCGTCTCTTCGTTCGCATCCCACATGTCCCCGTCCCATGACGTAACAAGCGCAGCCATGGCCGCATTGCGGGAGGCCGTGATCAGGTCAAGTTGCGCTCGCTGCGCCTGCTCCAGTGTCTGGGCAGGCTCCAAGATGTTGCCGGAAGCGAGCCATGCGACGATTTCAGGATCTGAAACCAGCCGGCTTTCCTGCGCACCGCCATCTAACTCGCGCCATGCCACGCCTTCAGAGATGAGTTTCCAAGTCACAGTTCACACCCCGTGAAAAACAATCGGCAAGCGATATTTGCTTCGCGGAACAAGACGGCATCTCCTGCTGCGGTCAGGCCGGACGCCACTGTTACCCTGACTCGAGATCCCGTGAATCCCCCTTCAAAAAATGCAACTGTCGCTGCGTTGATCACACCGCCCAATGGTCCTGTCAACGTAAAATTTGTTGGACTTACAACCGTTATTCCAGTTGGAATTACACGAGGGAATACTGCGAACGGGACAAACACATCGGCCGTGTTAGATGCAAAAGACTGCCCCACCCCAATAATTGATCCGCCAGCCGGAGGCACCGCAGGCAAATATCTCTGGCACAACAACTGCTCCTGCGTGAACAACCGCCTGTCAAACAACGAAGCTGATGCGCCTAGTTCAAGTTGTACGCCAGCGATGTCGATGAAGTCGTTGCTGCTGCCAGTGCCAGAAAAATTTCTGGTCAGAAGCATTACGCCGACTTCAAGGGCTCCTGACTGGATCGTGGTAGTGAGAGAGAACCTCTGCCAGCCTGTTGTAAGCGTGAAATCTGCCGTCGCATCCTGCACATACCCAGTCCACGTTCCTGCTGTAAGGCCATTGACGCCCTCATTTTCCGCCGTCCCTGACCTGATATTGGCCCGCATCTGAGAAGACGTTCCGCTATATGCGGAGCCGGCCCTTGCCCAGAAACTCAAAGTCACTGCCTGCCCCGCAAGGTCATAGCAATTGATCGTTTCAATTGCTTGGGCGATTTGAATAATGTTGTTGTAAGTCCCGGAAAGCCTCCGGAGCCGAATCAGATATGCTTCTCCAGAAGGAGTTGGAACTGCGGTAAACACGCGCTGAACGTCACATCCAGTAACGCCAGCCGCGCCAGAAACCGCCCACCGATCTAGCGAGTAAACATTTGATGCGGTGATTGTCAGCGCCGTCCCGCCGTTTCGCTGATCAAGTTGGAACGCTCCATTGATGATGCGATTCCCAAGCGACACATTGATCGATCGGTGAGCAAGAAGATGGAACTTCAATCCATCATAGTAGAAGGACACAGCAGAGACGCCAACAATGTCTCCTAGATCAAGAGAATTGTTGTTGTCCTTGACCACAGTCACCGCACCAACGCTATTGACGTTTAGCGTCACCGTGCCACTGGTATTGGTGGCAGGCGCGATGCATGTGAACATCATGCCAATGGCATAGGCCGTGAAAGGGATGGGCACGGTGATAGCAATGGCATTTGTGCCGCTGGCAGCAATTGCATACTGCGGCGTGATTGCCAACGCATCGAAATTGTCGTCCAGCTTGCTCGCCGGCTGATTGCCGGAGAGTGTTGCGAATGCATGCGGAAGGTTCCACAGGGCCATGTCAGGTTCCCCACTGAGATCTGTAGTTGTACTCAAGCAACGCCAGAGTGAACGTGGCGTCGATGGCGTCACCTGTCATCGTCAATCCCAGGTATCGGCCGATGTTCGTCACATCCGTCTGCAGCAGCACATAGCCGCCTGAAATCCACGCAATCGGAAGCGTGCCCACAAATGTGATAGGCCCCGTTCCCACGAACTGAAGCTGGCTCCCTCCGGCCGCCGTAAAGGCATTGGTGCCCGTCTCGGTGTCGACGTTGATCGTCAACGTCGCGGCCTGCGACGAGAAGTACACACCGATGCCGGCTTTGATAGCCTGCTTGAACAGCACCGGCGCACCAAAGTCCCAGAAGGCCGTCTGCCATCGATAGGAAACCGAAGCCGCGGTGTCCGAGAACAACTCGTAGATGTTGCCTGAGCTATCGACGCCATAGAGCTTGTTCTCGCCGTCGACATCGTTGTCCACGATATGGGTCAATGACCCGATACCGCTGTTCGTGCCCTGCGACGCTACGAACCACTTCCCGTCGAAGAACACCGCCAACAGTGGCCGGGTGATGCCAAGGGCCGGATCTGCATACCGGAAGAGGAAGCACAGGCACAGGATGTTGTTCAGGGCCACCACGCCCGCGGACACGGTCGGCGCAGACCCAAGCCCTGCCGGATTGGTCAGGCCCGAGATAAGCGGGAACAACCCATCCAGCTCGTTCGAGATCTTCTGCGCACTGCTGCCATAAAGGGCGTAGAAGCCCGTCACGCTGGCGAAGAAGACGGCCCGCCCGTACACCACGGCAGACATCGGGAACGGAGTGCCAACGCCTGTCGACAGGTTCGTGTTCGTGAACAGGGTCGTGCCAGACACGACGCGCACGTCGCTGATGACGTTCACACTGGACGTGCCGAAGATGTAGAGGAAGTTGTTGGCGCTGACCAGTTGCTGAATGCTGGAGTGCAGCGTCTCGTCGGTCACGATGAACGAGCCGCCCGCTTGGCTGGTGCGATAGTCTGAATAACTATTCGGGGCCGAGAAAGAGACTGTGCGGTTGTTGGATACCCAGACACGGCCGCTGAATGTCGCGATGTGCTGGCCGCTGGCGGGCTGGCTGTTGTAGCCAGAGTTGTTCAGGGTCGTGCCATCCCAGTCCCACAGACCGGAGACTTCGTCGCAGATGAGAACGCGACTGTTCTCCCACTGAGCGAACGACGCCTTGGTGAACGACGTTCCGGTGGACACGGTCGTCAGGACGTTGGTCTGGCAGTTGAACTGGAACAGATTGCCGTTGGTGGTTGCGATCATCAGGATGTCTCGAGGCGTGCCCGAGATGATGATGTTGAACCCCATGGTGATGTAGGGCGTCACGCTGCCGGGCAGCACCGCCAGGGCGTCCGAAATGCCGGGAACGGTGCGTCCGTTGGCGTTGCCGATGGGCTGGATGTTCTCCAGCCACGACTGCTGGCCATCTGCGATGGCTTGGCGCAGGGCTTGGGTGTTCATCCCCCGGAATTCGGAGGTGGCGAACTCCTGCTTCTTGGTCAGCGATTTCTCGGCCATGCGTCAGAGGCCCGCATAGACGTTCGGGATGCGTCGCATCGCAGATGCTGCGATTGAGTGTCGGATTTTGGCCATGTACTCGTCTTGGAAGACCTTGGCCTCATCCCAGCTACTGTCGCGGATTTTGGCAAGGTAGCAAGCCCAGAACGCCACGGGCGTCGTGTAGGGGAACGTCAGCGTTTCCACATCCGTCAACGCCACAAGGTCAACAGGCGTCAGTACGCAGTCCCATTCAGTGACGTAGGGTTGGTCCACGATCGGCCCGATGTAGACCGTATTCTGCCCATACACGCTGAACACCAACGGGCGCTGCTGGAACGACAGGTACGACCGCATCCGGGCGTTGAACGCCGTCCATTCCTGACACTGCAGCACATACCGCACGTTGTTCCAGATGGACGTGATGTTCAGCACGTCAATGATCGCCTGACCAGTTGGCACCGACACCGAGGTGAACGGATAGGCCTCCTGGTAGTAGGTGAACGTCACCGGGCCCGCCGTCGCCGTGCCGCTGATGGTCAGCGTAGTGCCGTTGACCTCCAGCACCACAGGGTTGCTGGAGGTGGTGCCGACAAGGCCGGCTCCCGTGACGCTCGAGCCAACCCATGTCTGATCTGGAGCCGGCGACACGCCGGTGATGGTATTGCCGCCGCTGCCGGTGCCGGTGCAGGACTGGACGTTAAGGGTGATGGTCACCAACCTGCGACTGCAGGCGGTGTCCGCGGCGACACGCTGGCGTGCCGCGTTGATGTAGTCGATCAGCTCAGGGTCGGACCAGAAGTTGCCGACGGCGTCATGCAGAAGCCGCCGGCACTCGGTGAGATAGGTCTGGAGGGTCGCCACATCCGGTTATTCTTTAGCCGCCGTGATGGTCACAGACGCTCGCTTGAAGACCACCTTTCGCAGGCGCTCTTCAGCCACCGACTTGTCCGACCCAGGCGAAATCCACCCAAGCCGAAGCAGCGCCGGCGACTTGTCAGCCTCCCCGAAGCCGAAAACGTGGCGCGCCACCTCTTCGTCACACGGGGTGTCTTCACCCGGCAGGAATTCGTAGTCCCGCCCGGCGTACCGGGCGCGGATTTCGTATTCCAACTGGTTATTGACGATCAGCATGGTTCCTTCCTCCTTGCTGGTTAGATCGGAATCACAAACGACGTGTCAGTCACACCGCCCACGGTCGGCACCACAGCCGCCGTGGCCGAAGTGTAACCCGCGATCAGCCCGGCATACACCGTTGCGATCGGAACCGTCATGTGCAGGCCGCCGTCGATGATCGGCGTCAGCGTGCCCGTGGTCGTCGCCGACATGCCGGTCATCGCAAGACGCGGCAAGAACAAGCCGGTCGAGATACGCGGGTTCGTCAGCGTCGCCGCAGTCGTCGGAGCCGAACCGATCGCCAGACCCATGTTCGCCAACGTCAGGCCTGTCAGGGTCGTCTGCTGGTTGAAGGCCGTGATGGTGAAGCACATGATCGCCGTCGCCGCGGTGGTCGACGCCGGCGCGAACGTGAACGTCGGAACAGCCGTCAGGCCGCCAACGCCATGGTCTGGGAAGGTCAGGGCCGTCACGGAACCGCTGCCGACCAAGGTCGGGTTCACGGTCAGCACGCCGCCGCTGCCAGTCGTGTCAAATGGGTGGCGAGTGATGGTGATGGTCGGGGCGGCCGTGTAGCCTGCACCCTGGTTGGTGACCGTCACTGCGTTGATCGCACCGCCCGACACCGTGCAGACCGCAGTCGCCTGCACACCGCCCTGCGGGGGCGCAGAGAGCGTCAGGATGGGCGCCAAGGTGTAGTTGGCGCCGCCGGAAGTAATCGTAACCGTGGAGTTGATGGCACCGCCCACGACGATCGTCGGACGCGCACCGCCAGCGGACATGGTCACGCTGGGAGCAGCAGCCGTGCCGAGCTGCGCAGCAAGCGGATAAATGCCGTTGGTGTAGCCGGTGCCACCGTTGGTGATGTGGGCGCCAACCGGGCAGCCGGTCAGGTTGGCGAGGCGATAGTTGTAACCATCGCTTGAGATGACTACGTGCTCGTTGCCGGCGCCAGTGCCGACCGGCAGCCAGATGTTGCTGATCGGATCGTACTGCTGCAGGAACGTGTATGGGCCGGCGTTGACCGCCCACTGGCCGGACGGCAGGTTGAAAATGCCACCGGAGGCAAGGCTGATCGGAATACCACCGAATGCGGTGGTCTTCGGGCCGAAGCCGATCTGGTTCAGAGGCATCGGAGTCTCCTTAAATCGTCAGGCTGTTGAGACCGGCCACGCGCGACATCGTGGACGGCTTGACGCTGACCAACTCGGCAACCACCAGCACCGCGCCGATATAGCCAACCTGGAAGTTGGCGATCGTGCTTTCGAAGCCGGTGAACGCGAAGCTGGCCATTTCGTGGATGTACATGTTCATGTAGTTGGTGTTCAGGAAGAACACCTGACCTTCCGGTGCGAACGGGTCGGCGAAGATCGGAACGCCGCCAACCATCAACGCGCGGAAGGCGCTGCGCGGGCCGCTCTCGCTGTCGGCAAAGCTGTCGCCCGGAGTGATCTGGTACATCTCCTGACCCACGAAGTCCTGCGCAAGCAGAGTCCATGTGCCGAAGCCGGTCACACCGAAGGTCGGCACTTCCGCGCCGTTCTTGGTCGTACCGCTGATGTACTGCAGCATGTTCTGCCGCGTCGGGTTGCTCGAGCCGGCGTTGTACACGCGGCTGCGCCACCACGGATTCTGCACTCGGTTCAGGTTGCCGTAGCTGGCGGCGTTGGTGCCGTCGTCCACCGCGAACGGAAGGCCGGTCAGGCCTTGCGGGTTGGCGACGCTGGAGTACAGGCTGGTGGCCAGCGTTTCGGCCGCCGCGTTGCCGGCGTCATTCATGCGGGCATACGCAAGGTCAATGACCGCATGCGCGTCCTGCACGACCGACTCCATGCCCAGCACCGGAATGGGGACGATCAGAAGCTTCAGGTTCTGCTCGGTCAGGTACGCACCCTGCTGCACAGCCGGCTGCGAGAACGCGCCACTGTAGTCGCTGTACTGCGGGTTGACGAAGCGAGCGCCCTGCACGGGGACGGACAGCTGGGACGCACCGCCGCGGGCCACCTGACTGTTCGCCAGCAGGTTCGCGAGAAGCGGGGTCGAGTTGTAGATCTGCACCACCATCTTCGGCACGAATGCGCGACGGGTGACAAAGCTGAGTTCCTGGCCTACGGAACCCGAAGGCATGATGCCAGTGCCGAAAACGGGCATGGGCTATTCTCCTGTTGAGTTACCCGGCTTTGCCGGATCTGAAATCCTGGAGCGCAATATACGCTTCATCCCGCGCCATCTGCGCGAGTCCTTTGTTGCCGGCGTCCTTCCATTTCTGGATGAACGTCTGCGGCATGTCGAACGTGCGGCCGGCGGACGCGGAGGTCGGCTCGGCAATCTGCTTGCTGGAAGACCACGACTTCGCGCCAAACATCTTGTTGACGATGCCGTTCTCCTGCATGAATTTCTGCACTTCCGGGATATCCCCGTAGGTGCAATGACCGGCCCCGATGACTTCGCCCCACTCGCGAAGCTCACGTTTCTCTGCTTCGCTCTGCTCCTTGTAGGCGTTGAACTCGGTGGAGACGCTTTCCAGCTTGTCGTGCAGCTCCTGCGTGGCGATGGCCTGATCCAGTTCCGGCGTCGACACGTCAGGGTACGCCTGCTTGACCAATGCCTGCCACTGGAGGCGAGTTTTCGGGTTGTCGGTGATGGACTTCGTCAGCGAGGCGATTGTCTCGATCTGTTCCATCGTCATTCCTTCAAGTGACATCTGAGATCCTTCCTCTCTTTGTCAGTTACGGCATCACAATGCCGAAGATGTACACATCCAGCCGCGCTGCCGCGCCCTGAGCCGTGCCGATGCGGAAGAACAGGGTTGTCAGATCGAACAGCGTCGTCGCCGCCGCAGCCGCCAGCGCCGGAGTCGCGCCGGAACCAGAAGTGTTCAGCGCGGCCGCAGTCAACGCCGACAGCGCAGCACTTGTCACCAGGGTGACGCCACCACCACCAGTCTGCGAAAACACGCCTGCCGTCGCCGTGGTCAGCGAAATGCTTGCGTTGTCGTACAGGATGCGGGTGACACGGTACTTCTGACCCGCCACCCACGCGCCCGGCATCAGGTCCAGCGTCGACACTCGAGGAGTACTTGTCGCGCCGGTAAAGTCGCGCAGGGTGCCCATCTGGAGGGCGTAGTCGGTATTGGTCGAGTTCGCGCTGATGTTCAACCCGCCGGTCAGGAGTCGCTCCACGCCAGCCGGGTTGCCAAAGAGCGCGAACTGCGTGTTCTTGACCGAATTGAGGGCGATGCCGCCCGTGGCGAGAGGTGCCGTCATGGCTGCTTACTTCGCGGTCGCGCCGGGGTT